GATCTCTGGAATGTGGTCGTACTCTTCAGCCCGCTTGCCGTTGTACGCGTCCGACAGACGCTGAAAATGCAAATACTCCTCGGGCGTTATCCCGACAAACTCACAGAGCTGCAGTTCGTAGGGCAGTAAATCTCTTGGACCGGCAACATCGCTTGCGGGGACCAGCACACCTGATCCGTTCTGTAGCTCAGCCATCCGTCCTGCCACCACACTGCCAGCCCGTAGCCATGGTCTCCGCGGCAGAGGGCAACTGCGCCCAGTCTAGGTTCGGCAACTTGCTTGCCCCAGAGCTGCAGCTGCTCGCGGAAGATGCTGGTGTCGCCTCGTCGCAAGCGCCTGTACCAGTCTCGCGTTGGTTGCGGCGTGGTGATGCCATAAGCCGCCAGGACACATCGCGCCAATCCAACGCAATCGGTGGCGCCATGCCGCTCGGGCGACGCACCGAGCCGATAGGGCAATCCCACCAGCTCATGGGGCCTCACCTGTTGCTGATGCTTCCTGTAGTGGGCAGCATCCCCACCTTCGCCGTCGTCAGCGTTCTGGTTGGAGCAGACGCCCCCACCGCATCAATGCCGCTGCTCAACAGCACCGTCAGCTTTTCTGGGTCGTAGCTCATGGAGGTCGCCAGCCAGATCTCGCGGGTGATCACACGGCCAACAGCCCAGGTGGTTGGGTGCATCGAGCAGGTCTTGATCTCCACCATCCACTTGTTGCGGACAGCTTCATGGGCGATGTTCATCGCTACGGCATTGCTGGCCAAGGTCAGCTCGGCTTCAAGGTTGTCGCCGGTGCGGTTCTTGGCGGCCCCCCTGTAGAAGTAGCTGAGGAAGTAGAAGTCCGCGCCATCAAGGCTGATGGCGCTGCCGACCTTGCCGTTCTGGTAACGATGTTGCACAACGCCGCTGCGATCAGTGACGGTGATGAAGTTGGTAATGGCTTCGATGGTCATCGCAGGCCGATCCGCGAACGCTGGCTACGGGAGTTCTTCAAGCTGCCCATGGTCTTGTTGTAGCCGCCCTCAGCGCCCTGCCTGGCGGCTTGACGCATACCGCTCTGGAAGGCTTCCTCGGTCACATAGTTGCGCTCGTTGATCCGCTCGACCGTGTAGGTCACGTCAACGGTGTTACTACTGCCCCCGCTACTGCCCCCAGCTTCTGCCTGCGCCGCCGTGGCGCCGCCATTGGCAGGGCTATAGCGGCTCATCGCTGACTGGGTGGTGGGGCTGCTGTTGTTATGCACGAAGCCACCACTGGAACCCAGGGTCAGCAGCTCAGGGCCCCGCTCTCCAACCAAGTAACTGGTGTTGGGCTCCACGGGACCACCTGAAGCACGACCGCCGCCAAACGCCTTGGCCAGGTAGCTAAACACGCCAACATCGTCCTTCCCGCCTAATGCACCGAACGCCTGGGCCAAGGCGTAGAAGATCAGCATCTTGCCGACAGCCTTCAAGATGTCCAAGGCCAGGCCCTGCAGTGATTCAGCCAAGTTGTCGGTCGATGCAGCCACTGCATCAATGGCACCGCCAATGCCTCCTGCAATCTCACTAGCAATACCTGAATACAAGTCATCCAGCTGCTGCTGTTGTGCCTTGATCGCATCAGCTTTCTTGGTTAATTTATCGAGTTCTTGATTGGCAACCTTCAGCTTGGCAATTTGCTCATCGGACATCCACGGATTGTCTTTCCGCAGCTGAGCCAGCTTTTGCTCCAGCTCCAGTGACTTGCGCGATTCTTCATTCAGCACGCCGGCCAGTGCAGTTTGGTCCTGCAGGCCCTGCACCATGTCATCAAAGGTGTTCTTACGCTCCTGCTCCAGCTGCTGCATCCCAAAGGTCAACTCACGCAGGCTTGCCATCGTGTCAAGCCGTGCTTCTTCGATCTTTTGTGCTCTGATCTTGGCGTCAGTTTCAGTGCGCGTGATCTCTTCGATCTTTGCGTTGCCCTCTAGCAGACGCTTCTGAAACTCAAGGTCAAACTCAGCTTCCTTGCTCTGTGCCAGTCGTGCCCCATAGATCTGTTGATCCAGGTCCAAGAGCTGACGCTTCAAGCTGACACTGCCCTGGAGGGTCGCAAGCTCAATGCTGTTGTCTTTGGGCTTGGCACCGCCACCACTTCTGCCGCCACCACCGCCACCACTTCTGCCGCCACCACCGCCACCACCACCACTCGGCGGTGTGGGCTGGGGCTTACTGCTTGATGGCTTGGCAGGGCTATAACTCTGCAGCTGCTGATTGAGAGCACGCTCGCGTTGCTGCAGCTGCTGAAGCTGATACTGCAAGCCCGGCAGCACGGGAGCACCACCGCCAAGCACTTGGCCATCAACACCAAGAACAGTGCTGCCCCTTTGATTGCCTAACCCCTGTTGCCGGGCTGACTTGATTGCCGCCTGCGTTTGCTTGATCTGCCCTCTGGTGTTGTACAGCTGGTCATTGGCACTCTTGCGATCAGTCGCCATCCCGGCCAACTTCCCAAGTGCCCTCGCCGCCCATTCCGCACCGTTCACAATGTCGGTGAAGAAGTCCTGGAAGGCAGCACCAATCGGTGCAAGCAGCCCACCGATCGTGTTCTGCAGACGCGTCAATGCAGCATTAAGCCGCTGCCCTGCGTTCTCTGGGGCAGTGCCAATTTTCGCCGCCTGCCCTTCGTATTTGGCAAGCAGTGCTGCAGCGAACTTATAGAAGTCATCCAGCGAGACCTCACCCTGCTCCAATGCTTTATCAAGCTCAGCAGTAGAGCGCCCAGTTGCCTTGGCAAAGAGTGCAAATGCACCAGGCAAGCGCTCACCGATCTGCCCGCGTAATTCCTCGGCGGCGACCTTACCCTTTGAGATCACCTGCGAGCTAGCCAGCAAGATCCCTTGCAGCTTCTCAGCATCACCGCCCAGCGCAACATTGGCAGCAGCTAAACCCCTGAAGATCGTTGCGGTTTCCTTGCCCCCAAATCCTGCTGCCTTGGCAGATGCTGCCAGGCCAATGTATCCCTCAGATGCAGTCTGAACGGGGATGTAGAAATCTCTTACTGCTTGATTGATCTGCTGCTGTGCATAGGCAAAGTCAGCACCATCACCTGTAATGCCCTTAAGGGCCAACTGCATCTTGCTAACTGATGCAGCAAAGATTGCAGCTTGATTACCTGCAGCCAAAAGGCCCGCTGCAAGTCCTGCAAGACCTAGCCCCCTGATCGCCCCACCAAGCCGTGACATCGAGGCAGTAGCGCCTGCAGCGCTGCGGCCAAGGCTTGATGCACCGCGATCTGCACCTTGAAAAGGGTTCTGGCCTTGAAGCTTATTGGCAGTGCGCTCAAATGAAACAAGCTTGTTGTAAGCAGCATCCAGCTGCCGCGTCTGACTCTTAAAAACAAGATCGACGGCAAAGCTGGTCGCCAAGTTCCCTGCGCAGCGCTACGCCCAGCCTACCGACGCCGCCTCGCCTTCTCCTGTGCCGCCCTCTCTTGCTCGCTACGCAGCTCATAGAAGGCCGACCAGAGGATCAGCTCTTCCACTGTGATCCGGTCCATTAGTTCCTGCAGGGTGTAGCCGAGTTTTTCGGCCACGATCAGCTGCAGGATCAGGAAGTTGTCCTTTTCGAGCTGCTGCTTGACGACTTGGGGTCAGCAGCTTCCTCCTCGGGATCGGCGTCCTGCAGCAGCTGCAGCATCAGCGCTTCCACCACGCTGGCGGGCAGCTCATTGCGCAGTTCCGCAATCTCACCAGCAGAGAACAGCTTGGAGCCGTTCTCGTCTTCAGCCATCATCACCAGCAGCTGCAACGCAAAATCCGTGGCGTTGTCATTGCCAGCCTGCTTTTGCGCACGCGCACGCTGCGCCAGCGTCACGGGCTTGCTGTAGAACTCAAACTCGTCCCCGTTGGGCAGTTCAACGCTGCGACGGGTGGCCTTCATGGCCACTGACGCTTTCAGCCGATCGAGGGCACGCATACCTAGGAGTAGTGACTCGCTCATAGTTTAGGGCGAGGGGAGGACCAGCCTCCCCAGCACCAGCTGGGAGTCACCACCAGCCACGCCAAGCCTACCGACAAAAGAAAAGCCCCCGCTTTTGCAGGGGCTCATCGTCCTCTCACTCAGTCTGCTTACAGCGTCACACCGAAGATAGCCTTCGGCTGTGCTGCCAGCGAGAAGCTGATCTCAGCAGTGATCGCATCGTCGGGGTTCACCGAAATGCTGAAACCCTGCAGGCTGATTTCACCCTCGAAGTAACTCGATGCGGTGTCGTCAATGGTGGCGCCGCCAGCTACGGCGTTGACGTACAGCTTCACAGCAGCAGTGCTGTCCTTCAGCATGGCGTTAGCCATGAGACGGTTGGCAAGGCTGGCCTGGTCAGCAGTGAACAGCACGCTCAGGCTGCCCTCGCCAGAGGCGAAGCCTCCAGTCTGGGTGCGGAAGCTGGCGTACTTCGAGCCTGCACCAACCGAACACGGCAGGGTGGTGGTGTCGATGGTTTCCCGAGACAGGTCAAGGGACCACTCGCGCACCTGGCAAACCGCCTCGAAGCGGGCATACGCCAATTCGATGTGGTTAGCGGCGCCTGCAGTGTCTGCAGTGCCGGTGCCGCCGTCACCGTTCAGGGTGATGGCAGTGCCGCCCTTGGTGGCCGACACGTCGATCGTGCCAGTGCCAACAGCTACGACGAACACCGTGGTGCCAGCGGTTAGGCCTTTGTCGAGCTTGGCGGTGCCAGCAGCAGTGAAGACAACAGGATCGCCGACATGGAAGTCAGATGATCTAGGCACCTTGATAGAAGTGCCAGCAGCGAAATCGCTGTGGTCGAGCAGGCAGGCAGAAGTGCCGGCTGGCTTGAACTGGATGAGTCCGTCAGCGCCACTTAGGGCGCTTGTGGAGCAAGAAACGGGCACGGTTGTACCTCAGATAAACGACAGGCGGGGGCGTCTGTCACCAGCGGGGGCTCTGGCTACCTAAGCCTAGGGAACCCGAGCGGTAAAAGCTGCAGACAGGCTTGTCACCTGATGTGGCCGCTGATCGGGTGCCAGCCCATTCGGCCCATTGATGTTGCGCACCCGTAGGGTCGGTGCGGTGGTGCTGCCGCGCTTGGCGTTCTCCGCAATCCACGCCTTCACCACCGCCAGCAGCGTGTCTTCTGCTGGCTTCATGCCCTTGCCCTTCGGCGTGTAGAGCAGGACGTTGACGGAGCCCAAGATGGCATCAACGCCTTCGCAGCCGATCGTTTCCTCCGTTAGCTGCGGGATGCTGATGTTGATAACGGAGTAGGTGCCGGCAGCATCCTTGCTGGGCGTTTCACCCACGTTGTCCCAATGCTGATCAGCAAAGGGGACACCAGCTGCCACCAGAGCGTCAGAGGTGAGCTTGGCGATAGCGCCGCGAACGTCTTGGATGCTCATAGCGAAAATTCGTTTTTCACGACGCGGGCGGCAGCTTCTTGGATTTTGGGGATGCGGGCGTTCTGAAAGTCGAAAAACCAGTTGGCCGGCTGCGAGACCACCTTGCCCTCGATCGCCACGCTCTGGGCGTAGGGAAGGGAGTTCGAGATTGTGTATGTCTTGCTGGCGTCAACCCGCAGCCCAGTGGCGTCGGTGTTGGGGCTATTCGTGCCTTCAGGCGCAACCGCGCCAGTGCCTGTCCCTTCGCTAGCGAACCAGCTGCTGCGGAATCGGCCCGTGTCGTACGGCGACACCTTGGTGCTGCCCAGCTCCGACTGAACGGTGATCAGCGTCTCCGCCTGCAGCCGATCCAGCGCCTTCTTCAGGTGCTTCTCCAGCGCAGCAGCATCTCGAAATACAGGCATTAGCTGGCCCTCACTGTCAGCTTGGACGCGATCAGCCCCTTGCTGCTGTATGTGGGCTCCACCGCCGTCACCTTCCAGGTGGTGCCGTCGTAGGTCACCTGATCGCCTGTTTTCGGCAGGATCGGCAGCGTCTTGTGTTCCACCCAAAGCAGCAGCTCATACTTTTCGGCCGTGCCACCTTCCTCTGTGCGGTTGCGCTTCAGCACACCAGCGTTGATGTTGTGATCAACATCAGCGCCAGTGACCGCACCGCTCAGCGGGTCATAGGTCGGCGTGCCCTTCTCGTGATACACAATCGGGGTGGCAAACACGCTGTTGATCAGCGTGTCGGCAACAGGCAAGAACGTGGCGTCGATGTCCATCAGCAGCACCTCGACAGCACACGGCTAGACCCTGTTGCCACGTTCAGCAGGCAAGGGCCCAGCAAATCAGTGAGCCATGAGAAGCGCTGCAGAATCAACGGCGCTGTAGCACTCACCTTGCCTGTGGTGGTCTGCCCATCCTTCACGTCGTAGTAGTCCTGCTGCAGGTCGCCCAGCTTCTGCGACTTGATTGCGCCCGTCGTTCCTGTTGAGGTGCTGCCGCCGATAATCGCCGTCTTGTTCTGATGCAGCCCCAGCGCTAGCTCAGCTGTTGCCTGCACCATCGCCTCAGGCAACGCCGTGCATACCAACGCAGAGCAACACCCTGCTGCATCCATCTTCCGCGGCCATGCCAGCGGTTGCGTGTCGCTGCACTTTTCACCCTTCCAACAGAGTGTCTCCAACCAACGGGTGGCTTCAGCCAATGCCACCGTCTTCTCTGCGCTGCTCAACGCCGTCCAGGTCGCAGCGTTAAAGCTGGTGGCGAAGTAGGTGTCAGCGTCAGCCTCTGACAGATAAGCCGTCGCAGTAGGTAGCGCCATCAGAGGGGAACTGCAATCACGTCATACCCCTGACGCCGCAACCGACGCTGCAGCTCACGCGCTTGATTAGGGGTGCAGTCAATAACAGGGACAAACGACTCTGGCCGCATAGAAGGCGGCAGCTTGTCGTTGGGCTCCAGGTAGAGCCTGGTTACGTTCAGCACGACCCCTGCGCAGGGATGGGCTCAGTCTATTCGCGCCGTATCGCCAGACTTAGGGAGTGTTCAGCCTCATTCCTATGGCTACCAAGAAGACCGAA